TGGCGGAGGAGGCGGTGGCGGAGGTGGTTCACCACCAACTACGAGCATCAGTTTATCAGATTCACAGTTATTATTGAGTACGGTTCAACAAATATACAATCTCATGTACAATTATCCAGCACAAGATACACAGTTTTTTGCAAACTCTCGTAGTGTTATGGATGACTATCATAAAGTGTCACAATTTAGTCATCTTGGAGCAACAGAGAACTACTTATTGAATAATTATATCGGTACACCCAAACTATTGTCCAGATTTAACTCATAAATAATAGATGGCAAATATAACAAACATTTATTCAGATTTAGATTTAACTTTTAACCGAGTGCCGGTTACAGGTGATGTTGCTTTGCGTTATGATGGCCAAGCAGTTATCGCATCAGTAAGAAATTTATTGCTAACAAATTTTTACGAAAGACCATTTCAAGCAACAGTTGGCTCAAACATTACAACTTTATTATTTGAACCAGCAACAAATATAACCGCTAGTCTTATTTCAGATGAAATTAAAAATGTTATTCAAAATTTTGAACCTAGAGTGACAATATCTTCACTTAATGTTCAGTTAAATGAAAATCAAAACGCTTTTAATGTGAGTTTGAGTTTTTATGTTGGAAATAATACTATACCATCAACAGTAAATCTAATACTTCAAAGGTCCAGATAATGGCATCTAATACAAATATTCAAGTTTCTAGTCTGGATTTTGGTAATATTAAACAAAATTTTATCAATTATCTACAGGCTCAATCAACATTCAAAGATTATAACTTTACTGGTTCAGCCATGTCTACATTGCTGGATGTGTTAGCTTACAACACACAGTACAATGCATTTTATTTGAACATGGTCGCAAATGAGATGTTTTTGGATTCGGCACTCCAAAGATCATCTGTAATTTCACATGCAAAATTGATGAATTATGTTCCACAATCTGCTATTGGTGCCAGAGCAGAAATAAATTTAACAGTCAACAATATAACCACAACCACATTAACTCTGCCAAAATATACCAATTTTTTGTCAGAGCCAGTCAATGGTGTTAATTACAATTATGTTACAACAACAAGTTCTACTGTTCCTGTAATTAACAACGTAGCGAATTTTAATGGATTAGTATTAAAGCAAGGTGTAGTTAGAAATTATGAATTTACCGTTAATTCATCGAGCAATCCTAATTATATTTTTGAAATACCAGATGCAAATATAGATACTTCGACACTACAGGTATCGGTTCAACAAAATTCATCCAACAATTCGTATCAAGTTTATAATAAAACAACAGATTACTTGGCATTAGGACCAACAGATACTGTTTATTATATACAAGAAGCAATAAACGGAAACTATCAAATATATTTTGGTGATGGTATCTTAGGTGCAAAACTATCTGATGGCAACATTGTTAATATTACTTACATATCAACATCAGGCGCAGCTGGCGGCCTTGCTAATAATTTTGTATTGATGGACAGCATTTCTGTTAATTCAATATCAACCGTAAAAACAACTCAAAAAGCATCTCAAGGTAAAGATAAAGAAAGTATTGACTCTATTAAATTCCAAGCACCAAAGGCTTTTTCAGCACAAGGTCGTGCAGTTAATAAGAATGATTATATTACCCTATTGCAACAAAATAATTTAGGTATTTCATTTGATGCAGTTTCTGTTTGGGGCGGAGAAGAAAATGTTCCGCCTGTTTATGGCCAAGTATTTGTTTCATTAAAACCAAAAGGATCATACAATCTAACTTCAACACAAAAACAACTATTAATTGAAAATGTATTGAGACCAATTAGTATGTTGACTGTTGAACCAACTATTGTTGATCCAGATTATACATACATTCAAGTAAATGCTAATGTAGTTTATGACCAAAAGAAAACTCCTAAATCATCATCTGATATACAAAGTGGAGTTCAAAATGCAATTTACAACTACTCAAGTAATAATTTAAATACTTTCAATTCTACTTTTAGTTCATATGATTTACTGAGTGCAATTAATTCATTTGACCAATCAATCATATCTTCAGACTTTACTATTAATGTACAAAAAAAGATATATCCTACGATAGGTTCACCAGCAACATACAGTTTATATTTTAATGGGCCATTACAGCGTGGAGTTTTTTCAAGTACACTAACAAGCACACCAGATATTACAATTGTTAATCCAACAAATATAAGTTCAACGATATCGGCCGTATACCTTGAAGAAGTTCCAACAACTACAGTTGGTGTTGATTCGATTTCTGTTATAAATCCTGGTTATAATTATACAGTAACACCAACTGTTACAATTACAGGTGATGGAACAGGTGCGACTGCAATAGCTACAATCATAAATGAAAAACTTTATTCTGTAACTGTAACAAACGCTGGCGTAGGTTACACAAGTGCGATAGCAACAATCACAAATGGTACTGGTGACACAACAGGACAATCAGCAGCTGTAGTGGTTAATTTACAAGGTCGTTATGGAACAATCAGAAGTTATTATAATGACTCTGTTAATGGTAAAATTATAGTTTCTTCGAACGTAGGAACAATTGATTATACTAGTGGCGTTGTCACATTAACAAACTTTAATCCTTATGCAATCAACAATGCTTTAGGTCAATTGACAATATCAGTTAAACCAACAACAAATATCATTTCTTCAACACTAAACAGATTGATAACAATTGATCCATTTGATCCTGCTGCAGTGAATGTTGTTGCAACAGCAAAAAAGAATTAAGTAAATGATACAAAGTAATCAAAAAACATCACTTCTTGTTCCGTATCAGCTCCCTCAATTTATCAGGGATGATCCAAACTATGCCAATTTTGTTCTTTTTTTGCAGGCATATTATGAGTGGATGGAACAACAAAACAACACATTAGATTCTGCAAAAAGTATATTAACCAATATGGATGTGGATACAACCACATCTGATTTTTTACAATATTTTGTTAATGACTTTATGTCATATTTTCCACAAAATATATTAGCAGACAAAACAAAAGCTATCAAGTTAGCAAAACAGTTATATCAATCAAAAGGTACACCAGCATCTTATCAATTTTTATTCCGAGTACTTTATAATTCTGAAGTTGATTTATTTTATACAAAAGATGCCGTATTGAAAGCTTCAAGTGGTAAATGGTATGTAGCAAAAAGTTTGAAATTGGCTACAAGTGATCCAAATTTTTTAAAAATTCAAAATTTACGTGTATTTGGTAACATTTCAAAATCAATAGCTACAGTTGAAACTGCAATATTTGATGGCTTAAAAACTGAAGTGTTCATTTCAAATATCGAACGTCTATTTCAATCTGGTGAATCTGTTACTGTAGTAGACTCCAATAATCAAATTGTTTATTTTTTGAATGGTTCAATTGTACCGGCAGGAACTGTTGGTTCTGAAAGTTTGACAGCTGTTATTGTTGGACAAATTAGTCAAGTAAAAATTGATCCTGACAATAGAGGGTTAACTTATGTTGGTGGTGACCCTGTTGTTGTTTATGGTGGTTTAAATCCAAAAAATCCAAATCCATTAGGAGCTACAGTTCAAGTTGGTTCAGTAACTTCTGGTGGTCTGCAAGACGTTCAACTTGTTACAGGTGGTTTTGGTTATACTACATCAACACCAAACAATATAATAGGTGGTGCAAACACCTATATGCAATTCACAAATATTGTAGGTACTAGTGCTAAGGCGCCTGTTGTTACAGTTGGTTCATTGGATCCAACAAGAATTGCTAATGTCACATTTATTCCTACAGATAGTATTCAACTAAAACAAAATCATTATATTGGTAATATTGCAGGAAGCTCTGGTGCAAATACTTTAGGTTCAACTGGTCTTTACACACAACAAGCATATCAATTTGCAAATAACTTATCTGCAAATGCAAACACAACTTTAGCAAATGCATTTACATTTACTGGATTTTCAACATTTCCAATTTCTTCTGTTATTGTTCAAAACCAAGGCGGAGGTTTACTCTCACAACCAACATTACAAGCAATTTCAGAATATACGACCGATGTGTATTCACAAACTATACTTTCAAATTTAGGTATACTTAGACCAATTCAAATTATAAATCCTGGTACTGGTTATTCTGCTAATGACAAAATTGCATTTCTTGGTGGTTCTGGTTATGGTGCATATGCAAACG